AGCGAGGAGTGGCCGCCACCCAGCCCGTCGTCGAGTTCGGATAGACCAGGATCTGCATGCTGGTGATCAGCACGATGAAGTCCGATGCACCGAGCGTATCCGCCATGATGATCAGCGGTAGTTCGCCCTTCATCAGTGCGCCGCCGGTTGGTGTGGCCGCAGTCGGCTGCGAGGCCAGGGCCGAGAACCCACCACGCCGCTGGAGCCGGTTGTTACGGACCATGAAGTTCATCGAGTCGCGCCAGATGTAGGGCGCATTCGACTCCGGGTCCAGACTGCGCGGCACGGCAGACGACATCTGGCCGAGGGCCAGGGACGGATAGTACTTGCTGACGGTCCCGTCGTCGCTCATCGACCACCTCGACGACTGCGGGCCGATAGACGGTAGCCAGACAGCCGCATGGTCTCCCGGCGCGGACGGTCCTCTTCCACCGTCGCAGCCTTCTGGGAGGTGATTGCCTCCAGCTTGGCCGCCTTGTACTTCTCACTGCGGGAGACAGGAATCTCGCCCACCATGTCGACCATCGGGTGCAGCAGGAAGTACTTCTCCGCAGCGGCGTAGACCACCGCCATGTGGTACTGCGGCGGAACGATCGGAGAGTCGTTCAGGTCACTGTCGCCGAGGTCGTCCAAGTGCTTCTGGAGACGGATCTCGACGGTCGTAGCGACGTTCGCCGTGCCCCGCAGCCAGATGCGGTTGCCGTCCCTCTGGTAGTGGGTGACTGGACCCGTGAGAGGCTTGCCGGTGGTCGTCAGGTAACGACGACGGCCGGTCATGCCGCCCACCTCGGGATACATCGGCACGCCGTCCGTGATGTTGGTCATGTCGAGCAACGCGAACATCGGGCTGAGCGACTCGACGAAGACGAAGTCGTTACCGGACTGTACGGTTACCTGATCGCGGGTGTTCAGCTCCGGAAGGTCGATCAGGAGACCGATGTGGCGGTTGGCCTCGGAAAGATGAACGTAGGCTTCCTTCTTGACGGCATCCGCGTCACCGCACACTTGCAGGTAGAGCTGACGAATCTGAGCCCAGGTCATCATCCCTGCGGCCCGCCCATCGTCTTGTTCGTCGCCGGCTTCTCGCGCGAGGACGGAAGCGGGTCCGAGATGTTGGACGGTCGCGGGGTCTCGGCAAGCCACTCCGTGAAGAGCTGGCGATTTGGGTCTCCGAGGTCAGGACGAGCGACCGCTGGCCACCCGAGGCGAATGGCGCCCTCGATAAGGTGCTCATCGCAGTCCTGCCCGGTCAGTGGAACGTCAGTTCCGGTGAAGTCCGGATTGGCCGGCAGCTTGTAGTAGAACAGATCAACCGGATACGCCTTGTCCGGGATGTGGCTGAAGTAGAGGGTGTTCTTGAAACGAACATAGGTGTCCGGCTTACCGATCTCGTTTGTGAACTCAACCAGACGCGAGGCAGCGTCACCGATGCCGACCCCGCCCGCTAGAAACTTCCCGGTAGCGGGGTCCTTCAGCCGAACGGCGATGAGGATGTAGCAATCTGCCGGGAGGGCGAGAGTGTTCACGGTAGTCGACAGGGTCAGCGAACTGTCGATGACGTCCAGCTCGAAGTGGTGGTAGCACGTAGCGAGGTAGTGATAACTGGCCGTGAGCCAGTACTGGACGCGGGTCGTGAACCCGGTGTAGTTGATCCCGCCCAGGCGACGAATGATCTCAGTCTGGTTTTCGAGCCAGTTCCTGCGGGCTAGGGCTGCCATAGGTCACAGGATGAAGCGAGCATCGACCGTGGCGTCGGCGCCGGAGGTCTGGCGGGCTAGGACTTTCTTAATGACCTGCGCCGACCCACCGAACGAACCGCCGGCCGCGTAGGACATGATGTCGTCCGTGGTCAGGATCTGCCGGAAGCCGGCGCGAACCTTGATGTCCAGGTTGGTTGCGACAGTCGTCCCTTGGATCTCGATCAGCAGGTCGGCCGACGACTCGACGATCATGAACTCGAAGGTGGCCGCAGGGGAGGTGGTAGCGTCCCACAGAGTCACGGTCGTAGCGGTCGGAAGCACTCCGCGCCACTCGTGGACTGTGCCCACAATCGCCAGCGACAACGGCTCCGCCCTGCGCCCGATCTGAAGGGTCGGCTGCCCAGGGAGATCCAGAGAGGCGTAGCAGGAGATGCTGATCCGTCCAGCCATCAGGGGATGTCCTCGTCAATCCAGCCCAGGTCGTTGAAGTCTGCACCGATAGGCCACAACCGCTGACCAGCCTCGGGAGCGTCAGGAATCGGGGCCATGCGGAGGTAGTCGTTACGGCTCGGGTAGAAGATCGTGGCCGCCTCGAATGGGTGCAGATCGCACATCCGCACGCCCTGAAGACCCTCCACTTCCGCGACACGCAGGCGCGTATGCTCGATGACGTTGCCACAGAGCATGCACACCTCCGGCTGTTCGCCGTTCGTGTCGCGATGAGAGGGTCGCTGGTAGGCCATCAGATCGAGTTACCGTACTCCTCGGCGGCTGCCGAAGAAGCGTCGGACAGGAGGATCTCCAGCTCCGCTTGCGAGACCGGTTCTGGGCCGGCGGTCGACTGATCAGCCAGGAGTAGCGTCTCCATGCCGTCGACTTCCCGGACGATCCTAACCTGTACCTTGATGGTGTGGTGCGGTGCCGGCATGAGGTCCCCTACGAGTTGATGACGACGTGACCATCGGGGAGGGTCGGCGGGGCGTCGGACGTGCTGTAGATGACGGAGCTGACCACGTTGTTGAAGGCGACGCCCGTAATGCCGGTCTCGTTGAAGGTCACGGTCAGGAACTGCTTCTCTTCGCTGTCGGTCCGAAGGCCGAGGCGGAACCAGCCCTCAACCTCGGTGGGCGCGAGAAAGAGACCAACGGCCTCAGGCGAGGCGGCGATAGTGGCAAAGGCGGGAAGGGACATAGGTTCTCCTAGAGGGCGCCGATGACGACCCAGGCGGTGCCGGTTGATTGGATTTGGAGCACTCCGAGGAGCGCCAGGGTCTGGGTGGTCAGACCGTCGATGGTCTCGCTGCCGTCGCCGTCGATTGTCAGGGAATTGATCCCCGTTCCGATGTTCTTGAACACGTAGATCTGGCCCGTAACGCTCGCAGCCGGCGGGAGCGTGGCCGTGAGATTGCCTCCCGTGGTGTCAAAGAGGACGGTACAGTCGATAGCCGTGACCGTGTAGTTGTTGGTCTTGGTGACCAGGTTTGTGCGGAAGCCGCCAGTACGCAAGCAGCCACGGCCAGAGCTGCCGTTGGTGATGTCCCAGACGCCGGCAGAGAGCCTGACCGCTCCAACATCGCGAGTGCCGGTGACCACGTTGCCCGTGTCGGTGAAGACGACCGACCCGGCCGAGCCGAGCGATAGCATGCCGCCACTCATCAGCATGGCTGGGTTCGTGTCATCCGGAAGCCCGATGGCTCGCACCAGGAGGCCGAAGCCGGCCGAGAAGGTCGCCGTGACAAAGCGAACCGCAGGACCACCGTCGAAGCTGGCCACAAGAGTCAGCCCCAGATCGGTGGAGGTGGCGCCGAACACGTTCAACATACCGGTCCCGTTGGGGTCCAGGACCAAGTTGCCGTTGGTGTCAGTCGACGAGATGGTGTTCCCGTCGATCTGCACATTGTCTATGTCGATCTTCGTGACGCCAGAGATGTCCCCGGAATCACCCTGCACAACCACCCCGGATTGCACGATCTTACCGGTCGTTCCGTCGAAGCGAGCCAGGGCATTGTCGGTGGCCGAGACAGGGCCAGTTACATCGCCCGTTCCGCCACCAGCGGCAGCCCCGCCACCTTCTGTAATCCCGCCCAAGACAGCCATGCCCTTGCCCCCCCCTACCAGTAAGCCAGGAGATTTGAAGAATTCGAAACAGTAACGGTAAGGGTGCCCTCAAGGTCTCCTGTCAAGACATTGGTGACCGTGACGAAGCTGGAGTTCATGGCCGCTGCCGTGGAGCCCGTTAGGGCCTGCGAGTCGTAGATCGTCGCACCGGCAGCGTTGGTGCCGATCAAGCCTATCTGCTTGCTGGTTGAGCCGCTGGCTACAACGATCGGCGGAACGCCGTAGGCGGCGGTCAGGACGACCGTCTCCACCCCCTTCGAGGTGAGTCCGGTCGTGATGGTGGAGATGGTCGCATTGCCGCTTGCCTCGCGCACCGTCACGGTCCCGGCGCAGGAGGCACTGAGGGTGTACCCGAGGATCACTCCCCAGTCCGTCTTCACGGTCGACACGACTGTCGTGCCGTTGAGAGCTACGGTCTCGGCGACTACAGTGTCCGACCCATTGGTCGTGCCATAGAGCGTAATGCTCTGGGTGGTGTCGGCCGCCGAGGCCGATACGATTTCAACCCCATCGTTAGCGGGTTGGTTGGTGAAGGCAAGGCCAACCCCGGTGGTCAGGATGGTCTCGTAGGGGGTCGTTCCGGTGATGCCCGCAGAGCCGGTGATCATGACGCGCTTCCACGCACTGCCCTGACGGATCACGCCGGCAGACGGGATGAAGAGCACCCTCAGGGTGTCCGTTTCATTCGTCGTTCCGGCGAAGGCGACCGTGATGCGAACGGCCTCTTCGGAGCGGTTCTGGATAGCTGTAGCTCTGCCACCAGGACCGTTCCGAAGGTTGTCGACCGTGTCCGAAAAAGCAATCGGATCGGGGCGACCGTACTCAGGTCCACCAAAGACGATCGACATGCCGTCCTCCTAGAGACCTACGCCGATCACGATGATCCGATCTCCCTGCGCCGTGGCCGAGGTCGTGGCGATGCCGCACTTGCGGGAAGCATCCTCGGCCGCACCGACCTTGACGACGGCGGTCCGGGTGGCCTCTACGTCTCCCGTGAGGACCTTCGTGACGCGCTTGAAGGCGGTCGCGAAGGTGACTGCGGTCGTTCCGTTCAGCGGGAACGAGTCGTAGATGGCCGTTCCGGCCGAGTTGGTTCCGACGATCCCGATCTGCTTCGTGCTGGAGCCGGAGGCCACAGCGGTAGGCGCAACGTTGAAAGCCTGCTGATCAGCGGCAGTGACGGTCTCAACGCCCTTGGACAGAACGGTCGTGGCGCACGTCGAGATGGTGGCATCACCGCTGGCTTCGCGGACAGTGACCGTACCTGCGCACGAGGCGGAAAGCTCGTAACCCAGGAGCACGCCCCAGTCCACCTTGGTGGTAGCAACCACGGTCGTACCGTTCAGGGCAACCGTCTCAACCACGACCGTGTTGGTGCCGGTGGTCGTGCCGTAGAAGGTGACCGTCTGCGTGGTGTCGGCAGCGCTCGACGAAACCACTTCGATTCCGTCATTCGCCGGCTGGTTCGTGAAGGCCAGCCCGGCTCCGGTGGTCTTGATCGTGGTTCCCGAAACCGTGGCATCGACCATGCCGACCGCGCGACCCGAATCTCCGCACTTGACGAGGGCCGGGGCGGTGATGGCGTCATCGGCGGTCACGGTGCCCCAGAAGAGACGCATCTGCATCTCCTGGCCAACCGTCTTGGCGTTGTCGCCGCTGATCCCGACGATACGCGCCGAGTTAGCGGTCCCTTGAGTAGGTGCCCCAGTAGAGTCGACGGTCACGAAGCGCTGTGCAGCGATCGTCCCGCCGGCAAACCTCTTGGAGCTGAACTCCTGGTTCGGATGGAACGTCACCTGACGCTCCAGTACGGTGGCTCCCGTGGGACTGTAGGCCATGGTTACGCCCCCACGGACCCGTAGATGCCACGGCCCCGGTAGACTTCGATTCTGAAGGAGCAGTAGCTGTTGAACATCTTGTTGCGAGTGCCGGGCTCCGTGTCCGTCACGAGGTCCGGGCTATCACCGGTCGCCAGGCGAATCTCGTAAGAGTCCTTGTCCGCCAGGACGAACCAGTTGGTCTGCGTGGTGATGTAGTCGCCGATGAGGAGATCGAGGCCGTAGGTCGACAGCACGTTCTTCTGGCTGTTGGCGTTCTCGGGGTTCGTCTTGCTGTTGAGCAGGGTGTCCGCGAGCCACTGGTTCTCGACGGTGGTCACGAGCTTCTGCGGCTTAAGGCTAGCCAGCTTGCCGCGCTCGTTGACCATGCGCCGGATATCGGTGGTGGCGGTCTGCATGGCGGTCATCGAGAGTCCGATGTCGCTGCTCGGCCGGTTCTTGAAGACGCCACCATCCATGCGGGTGTGCGCCACCGAGCAGAGGGCCTCGCCCATGTGGTCGGTGAAGACGCTGTCGCTCGTCGAGAACGCCATGTTGAAGACCTGGTAGGCCTCGATGTCGTATCTCGTGACGGCGGTCTTCGCCAACTGGGACGCGACATCCTTGAAGATGCCGTAGAGGTCCCAGCGGATGACCTCGTACTGGATGACGAGGCTCATCCCGTACGTCTTCATGGTGAAGGTCTTCGGCGTTCCGAAGAAGATCTTGTCCTTCCCCGGTGCGGCGCCGATCTGCTTCTCCCCCATGGTGCCCAGGCCGCTGTAGGCCCAGTCAGTCTTGAAGAACACCTTCGCCGGCTCCTCGCGCAGCCACTCCTTGTAGCTCTGCGGGATGACCTTGAGGGTGTCCTCGTATACGGTGGAAAGCCCGAGCTGGAAGGCCCGAGCATTCTGGGCAAAGGTGATGTTGTTTTGCGTGGCGGCCATGGTCACTCCTTAGGTGAAGATGCCCTTGCCAGGAGTGATCCGGGCACGGACCCTGGCGTTCGTGTCGCCAGCGGCAGGGAAGGTGGGCGCAGCGGTGCTCGGAACGACGTCGTCGCTGAAGAACTCGCAGACCGTCACGGCCGGGTCCGAGGTCGTTTTCTGGATATACCAGCCGGCCAGGCCAGTGCCTTCCAGGTTCGCGTTGGCTGCCAAGTCGAGGGCGGTGCCCAGGTCGGTAGCCAGGAGCACGTAGTTGGCCGCAGACGAGCCAAGTAGGTTCGCCTCGATCTCGACCTCGGGAGTCGCCAGGATGTACTTCAGGCGGTTGTTGATGACCCCCGTAGCTGCCTCAGAGGCCCAGGCAGCGATCTTGGCCGTGGTCGGGTTCACGAACACCACCAAGAGGCCGCTGGAGAAGCTCAGCGGGGCGCCGGCCGGAAACGTCTGCGACGTCCCCATGAGGCCGTTGTTGCGCTCGATCAGTGAAATGTACGAGTTCGACGGTACAGTCGGGTAGCTCGCACGCTTGGGCCAAGTCCTTACCGGCATCGTTTTCTCCTATTTCCTGACCGATTTCCTGACCGAGCGTTCCTTCTACGTAGGCTGCGCGAGCTGACCCATCTGACGGATCTCGCTGTACTTCGGGTCGACGCGCCCGGTGTTCTGGGTGCTCTTCCGGACCAGATCGTCGATGACTCCGAGATCCGTCAGGAAGCCGGCCTCGCCGTACTGCTGCTCATTGATCTCCCTACCCTCGTTGAGCTGGTCCTCGAATGCGGCCATGCTCTGTTGGTAGAGATAGCAATCGCCCTTGCAGAAGTTGCCGTTTCGGATGTGGAAACCGTTCTCCCCCGTGAGGAGGTCTGTGAGGTCTTCCTCTCGCTCTCCGAGATCCTTCAGGCGGATCGGAAACCGCGAGTTCTGACTGTGCTTTGCGACAGCGATGGGGTCCCAGGAGGCCAGCGACACGCGCTTGCCGGTAGCGGCAAAGAAGCGCTGAAGCTCCTCCGGAATATGGGCTAGATCGCGCTTGATGGGCGCTTCCGTCACGGCGATCTTCTGTTCTGCGGCTGCGCGGTTCTTCGGTGGTCGTCCCATGGCTACCTCGCCTGCGCGATTTCCCGAAGCTGCTCGGGGGTGAATTTGATCCCGAATGCATCACCGATCCCGCTGACTCCAGCGGGAACGGAAGACGGACGGGGCGCCGGAGCGGCAGTGCGAGGCGACGTTCCGATCGAGGGAGGAACCGGTGGCCGAGGCGGCGGGGCTACCTGGCCGGAATTCATGTGGACGTCGATGACCGCGTGCGCGACGATCCGCGGATCGGTACGCATCTTGTTGAACATGGCCATGTCGCCGTTACTGGACCGCCAGAGGGTGTCGGTTGCGGCGCCGAGACTGTTCACGTACTGCTCGCGAGTGATCCCGAGAGTCGACTCGACGATCGAAGCCCCGCGATTGGCGGCCTCGATGGCGGCCGGCTCGATGGCGGCCGGTAGCTGCGAGTTGAGGGAGTTGACCTGGCCGACGAGCCCCTGAATCACCGGCTCGTACGTCTGGCGCACAGCGTTGGTAGCCTGCTGAGCAGCGAAGGCACTGGCCTGCCAGATGGCGTTGTTGATCCGCTTCGGATCGAGAGCCCACGCTTCCGCCTCCTCATCCGAGAGCTGCGGCGGACGCCACGGCTGGTCGGCAGGCTGCTGACGCTGGGGCTGCGAGGTGTTGACCGCAACCTGCTCCAGGGCGGCTTGTGCGCGCTGGGCCGCCTGGTCACGCTGGTGCCCCCAGTGCTGGGTGTCCCGAAGTCGCTGCGCGTAGTTCTCGTTGGCCGAACGCAGTTCGGCCAGTTCTGCCGCAAGGGTTTCGGGATCGAGTTCGGGTGCAAACTCGGCCTCACCTCCGGCGTCGGGTGGAAGCGCCTCTTCGAGCGCGCTGTCCTGTACAAGTGGGTCCATCATCGTCTCCTAGTTGGCCGCCCGAAATCGGGGAAGGCCATCAGCTCGGCCTCACGGGAAGGAGTCCTTGTCGAGGCTCCGCCGCTGGTGCCGTACCTAGCTCCGCCGCCTGCCGCTCGGCCAGGGTGACCAATGCGGCGCGGACGAAGTTCAAACCATGAAGCTCTGCCTTGTAGGCAATCATCTGGGCCGGGTCCGTGACCGACATGTCGCGCACCAGCCGCTCAAGATCGTTGATGCGCGCGACCACAGGACTCTGGTCGTCGCCGTACAGGTTGATGAAGTCGATGTTCGAGAGCAGGCGCGCTGCCTCGCAAAGGGCGCGACGAGGCTCCGCCACCTTGGCCGAGTGCCGATCGGTCAGGTTACGAAGGAGGGACACCCTGATCTCCCATCATCTGGCTCGGGTCCTGCATCATGGAGGGGTCCATCTGAGACGGGTCCATGCCCTGCTGCGAAACATCATCCTGATCGGGCTCAGCCTGCGTCATCTGCGTCGGGTCCTGGAACTGGCACATGTCGGCGCCCTGCTGCGCAAGCGTGGCGAGCATCTGCTGCGCCTGACCAAGCTGCTGCTGGAGGGTGCCGTTGCTCTGCTGAAGCTGGTTGATGACCTGATCCGGCGGCATCTCCGGCGGGATCTGCGGGACCATCTCCGCAATGCCGGGGAGATCGGCGGTGTCGGCCACCTTCTGCGCAATGGCGGTCAGGTACTGCGCGCAGGACTCCATCCAGCGGGGGATGGCGGCGGGATTCTGCTGTTGCAATAGGCCCTGAACGATCGCGTCGACCGTCTGCACATGCTGCTGCGCGAAGGTCCAGATCATCATGGACGTCTTCTGCCGCGCGTCGTTGGTGTTGTTGGCGCTCGGCGCCTCAACTCGCACCCGGAAGAGCTTGCTGATCTGGCCACGCGGTGGCTGGTAGAGCAGCTCCTGGAGGGCGGCGGCATCCTCGGACGTCGCCCACTTGGTCAGGATGCCCTCCTGCCCGTACTGCTGGATCGTCTCCAGGATGTGCAGGTACGCCTCGGACAGGTCCAGGCGCATGTTCGAATCGACCATGCCCATCTTGATGCCGGCCTGATCGATCAGGGCCTGCGTGCTGCCGGTACCGGCCCCCGACTTCATGACCGGATCACCGCTGCCAGCCGCCACGGAACTGATGCCGGAAGCCGTGCGGGCGCGCTGGTAGTTATCCGCGCGAGCCGACTCCAGCTCAGGGACCTCGCCGCCCAGCTTGATCGGCTTGAAGTCTTTTTCGACGTCGTCCACGGCGATCTGCATGCCTGGGCGTGGGCTGTCGCTCTGCGTGTTGTAGATCGATCCGGCCCTGCGCAGGATGGCGAAGTAGCCACCGGCATAAAGACTGTCCAGCATCAGGTTGAACATGGCCGTATCGGCGGCCCACATCTGAAGGATCTCGTCGCCTACACCGCTACCCCAGCCATGGTTGTCGGAAGTCTTGTACCGCAACGGGAAGTAGGGATGCTTACGGCTGTGGTGAGCGTTCTTGCCGATCCAGAGGATGCTCTTCGTTTCACGGTGCAGGATGACCTGGAACTTGGTGGCCTTCGAGTCACCCGGCAGAACCATGTCGCACCACAGTTCGGTGAGGGTCTGCGGCTTGAGGAGCTTCTCGTCGTTGAGCTGGTCCGCCCGGATGCCGCGACGCTCGCCCTCTTTGGCCACTTCCTTCGCCAGGGCGTCGGCGCTGCTGCCGGACTCGATGCGCTTCGCCAGCTCTTCTGGGACCTTGAGTCTGGCGATCTCCGCCTTCCACTCCGAAGGCAGCATGACCCTCTCGTGGCCGATGAAGGAGTACCCCCTCTGCCAGTTGGTGATGTAGGGGGGCCAGAGCTTGACGAGTCGGTTGTCGACGAGCTGGGCATCGACCCGCCCCTTCGATATCACGACCTCCTGGGCCGGTCCGCCAGCCACCGGGAACTCCCAGACCGTCTCCTCTTCCTCGCACCAGGCGATGCGGAAGACCGCCGTACCGACCTTGCACGCCCGCTGCACGGCGGCAGGCAGGATGTGCTTGAAGTCCATCTCCTCGAACGTGTAAGGATTGATGAAGCTCTCGGTCTTCGCGGCGAACTGAGCCGACTCCTCGACGCCGTAATAGGCACCCTGGATCGCGTCGACTCGAATGAGCGGCTTGGCGCCCTCGATCGCCCCCCAGATTCTGGCGAAGGTCTGATCGCACATCGTGAGGACCATCTCGCTGCACATCTGCGCCGCGCCGGGGAAGTTTCCCGATTGGGACACGTCCGGCTTCATCGCGTAGGCGTCGCGGATCTCTTCCTCAGTGGCCCACTTGTCCTTGTGGGCCATGTCGTACTCGTCGCAGGCCATGCAGAGGTCATGCGCCAGAAGATTGCTCGCGTCCTCGTCGAGGGTGATGAGCAGTTCTGGGCTCTGACCAGCTACTAGTGCGCCAGGTCGAGTACCTTCGTCGGGGAGCTGGTCGGCCTGATTTAGGTCACCGAGGAATCCGGAAACGTCACCGCCCTGATCCTGAAAGGAATTCAGAGCGTTAAACGGGTCCGTAGGTGCCTGTTCCGGGCGGAGAGGTTCCACGACCGGAGTATGGGAGGGCTATTGCACCGCCTTCATGAGAAATGGTACATTCCCCATAACACTTCCCGGAAAGGGACTTAATTGAGCGTCAGAACCCTAGGATTGACCATCAAAGCAGCCAGAATAGCCAAGAAGTCAAGGAATCCTGGTGCATGGAGCCGCAGGGGGGTTGTGGATAAGGCTTCGGACGTCGCCGGGAAGCTCTACGGAGAGTCCGCTCCGGACATCGACGAAGACTGGTTGCGGATGAGGGAGATGGAATCGACCAGCGTTATGGATTCAGACGTACCGAAGATCGTTGCCGTGGCTCGCGTCCTGGACCTGGACGTGAATGCCCTGTTCCTGTCGATTCTTAGGTAGAAGACCAGCCGGAGGACTTGAAGCCGGTACGGCTGAGTGTCGAGCCGCCCTTCTGCTGCTTGAACGCCTCGTGGAAGGCTCTGCGCTCGGCCCACTCCCTGGCCAGTAGGTCGCCGGTTGGCGGCTTCCATACGCTAGTGCCCTGCGCCAGGGCATCCACCAGGTCAATCTCGTGCTCCTCGTTGGCGGCCTCCTGAAGCTGCGAAACCAGCTCGCGCTGATCCTCCCGGATGTGCAGGCTGCCCACGTTGAACCACGGACTTAAGGATTCGCGAAAGATCGCTTCCTTCGACTCGATACCCTTCTCCGCCTCCTGGAGCCGGGACGACAGGCGCGGCATGGCGATGGACGGACTCAGGAACCCGGCGCTCATGGGCCTGGACCAGTTCGGGTCCCCCATCTCCCGCGACTCGATGAACGCCTTAAACCAGACCTGCGCACCGATGGCCTCGGACGTGACCACGTGCGGCTGCCACTTGCGGTACAGGCGAAAAACCTGACTGGCCTGCTCCCCGATCTCTTCCGATCCGATCCAGTAATCGAGCACGAACGCGTGCGAATCCGGCGCGACTCCGACGACAACCGCTGCCGCCTTGGCCGGCCTCTGGTGGCGCATGGCGGACTTGCGCTGAGACTTAGACTTGTGCAGCGGATCGAAGTGCAGGAAGTATCGCAGCGCCTTCAGCTTCACGACCGCATTCGACGGCTCCGGCAGGACGTACCCCTCGTCCGTCACGCGGTCTCGGTCGAAGCGGAAGCCCCTGTAGGAGATCGAGTCCCTGGAGCCTTCCGTGAAGCGGTAGAAGCCCTTGGTGATCGCGGCCATGTCGAAGATGGACAGGCCGCTGGTCGCACGCTTCAAGAGGTACTGAGTTTTCGCGATCGGCTCCGTAAGTAGCTGGTCGATCTCTCGCTTTGGGAACCGCTCCGGCCAAGCGCTCTTCCCGTTCGCATCGACGATCGGGCGCCAGAATATCTTCAGGCTACAGTGTTCGTTGTCCTCGTCCCCGTTCCAGGGGTGGCCGGTAGCGTCGAGAACCTCCTTCGACGACTTCTCCCGCAGGCGCCAGACCAGCGAGAAGTCGTCACCCTCGGTCGGGGTGGCCACAACCAGGATCTGGGAGTGGCCCAGGTGCCGCATGAGGGGAATTAGGGACTGATAGGCCGCGTAGGCATCCTCGGACTGGACCCCAGACTTCGGATCGTCAGCGCCCTCAAGGTCGTCGGCCAGGACGATGTCGGGGTGCTTACCGCGCCTGCTGGTCGAGATCCCGCCGTAGGTGAAGGCAGGATCGGCCTGGGTGTCAGTCTTAACCAGCTCCAGGCGCTCCTTGTTGGTCCCGACTAGGTTGGGCGGAATTCTGTCCTTGTAGATCCAGCGTATGTACTCCGACCTCTCGCTGTTGTCCAGGAGGTGGACGATCTTCTCGAAGTGCAATTTCTTCGCGTTGTCGTCTGAGTTGCTGACCAAGTAGGCCGAGAGATTGACGATCTCCAGGCACCGCCAGAGGGTGTACACGCGAGCAGAGACCGACTTCGAGCCGCCTCGGAAGCAGCACATCATCGCCCTCAGCCAGGGGTGATGCGGGTCGCGACCTTCCAGGAACGAGCACTGATCGGCGTGGTAGGACGAGAGCTGCGACTCGCCTCGCGGGCCGGTGGGGATGAGTCCGCAGATGCCGACCTGAAAGTAGAGCAGTGACGCTCTCGCCTTGGCCCTCTCCCCTAGACGGTACTTCTCCGTCCACTCCCTGGCGTCCGGAGGGAGGAGCTGATGCGGAGGGGCCTCATATGGAGCGCCCGGCAGGATTATGTTGCTCATTCCTCGTGCGTATCGCCGCTACCTATGTACCTGGGTACGTTGAGGACTGAGCCGTCGATCTCGCCGCGCATGGCCGCCCTGGTGGCTACGGCAGTCACTGAGGCCGCCATCTCCATCATCTTCAGGACGTCCGCAGGGAAGTGAGGCATGCCGGAGTCGCTCTGGCCGTCCTCGCGCCCCTTCTTTGCCGAGACGCGATCCAGGAGCGAATTCATGGCCTGGGTGCGGTCGCGGGTACTGCCGTCGTACAGGGCCGTCTTAACCAGTTCCAAGGACAGGCGATCCTCGTTGTCCGCAGCCCACTCCTCCATCTTGCGCGGATTCGCCAGCCGTTCCACGACCTCAACCACCTTGCCCCGCATCATCTCGTGGTGCGGGTTCTCACGCAGGCGGTCAATGGCGGCCTGAGTCATGGTGAGGCGCCGGCAGATATCCTCGTCCTCCAGGTGGAACAGGCACTCCAGGATGGCCAGGTTGCGCAGGCTGCGGTACACGCGCACCTCTAGCGGGGGGCGGATCAGCAGGAAGCCCTGGTACGGGACCATGTCTCTGACCAGCCTGGCCAGCTCCATCTCGGCCCGGTCGTCGCCCAGGATAGCGAGCATGTCGCCCTCGCCCTCCGGACGTCCGTTGATCCGGTCCGGGTGCTGCTTCTTCGGCGGACGGCCTCGGCGAGCCACTAGAGCGCCCTCTCGAAGACCGTATCGGTGTCGTGCAGGGGAACGCGCCGGAAGTCGCTGAGCACCTCGAACTCCAGGCACTGAACGGCGGTGTGCAGGGCTCCCTTGCCGACGCCTCCGAGCTGGATGTTGTTCGCCCGACCGCGCGCCACGACGTGAGCGCCACGCTCGATCTTGTCGATCTTGTCCATCAGCTTCTTGTCTATCGTCCAGAAGCGACAGACCGCGCTCTTCCTCCAGGTGGACTGGCCGGTGGCCGAGTCATGGCGCTGGTGGTGACGCAGGTCGAACTCAAGTTTGGGCATGTTGTAAAGCTTCTTGTGCTTGACCCTGCACAGGGCACCCTCGAACTGGACGCTGTTGATCGGGTCGACCAGGCGGATCGAGTAGGTGTTGCTCTCCCAGTCTCGCTCGCCGCGCAGAGGCGCCTGCTTGCCGGGGTAGTAGAACTTCGAGAAGGACTTGTGCGTCTTCAGGCGCGCACGACGCTCCTCCCGCGTCTTGTATTCCGGCAGGAAGCGCACCGCCCGCCAGCGGTTCGGGATCTCCCACTCCTCGAAACGCTCCTCGGCCTCGACAGCGGCCCTCAGATCCTTCATGAGGCGCTCGCCAGCCAGAATGCCTGGTTTCGACAGGACGAGCGCATAGAGCCAGCGGCCGGCCTTCGTAGTGCCGTGCGGGACCACGCATACCTGCTCGACATCCGGATTGCGCAGGATGATCTCTTCGAGCGCGTTGAACACCTTGCCGTAGACATAGTGTCCGTTGACGCGCGCGCCGAGACCACCTTCTGGCTTAGGACTAGGCATCGATATTCACTGAGGCAATGCCAGAGGCGATGCCCTTATGCCTGACTCCGGCAAGGAGCATCTCCGAGGCATGGACATCTGATCCAGTGGCAACGTTGGCCGTACCCCATTCCAGCTTGTGGCATTCCTTGCACCAGCGCCACCTCTTCTTGCTCCCCGCCTCCCTCGCCACCTCGCTAAGCAAGTGATGGCCCTTTTGCTGGCAGTGCTGGTGCAGGCGAGCCCAGTGAATGAGACCGAACTGCGGCTTGTGGAACGGACTCTTCGGAAACACCTTGGCCATGAACCTCTTGATCATCTTCATCACGCCTCCGCATACTTCGGGACACCGAGCGGCCCAGCAGGGTCGCCTTCGTCGAAACGCTCGTCGATGTCGGCATAGCCCTGGAGATCCTCGGCCACGCCGGTGTAGTCGCGGGTGATCTCGATCGGCAGCTCGGTCGGGTCGCCCTTGATGTGCGCCATGATCTGGTCCGGATCGAGGCGGGACAGGAGATGCTCGCCGCGCACGTCGAGCTGGATCGTTCGGCAGACGTCAGGGGAGAGAAGGACGTGAGCATCGTCCGGGAAGGCCTTCACCATCTCCTCGTCCAGCGGGTCGGTCGCAACCACCTCCGCCTCCATGCAGCGGGTGGCCAGATGACTCGACGTAGCCGGCTTGTGGATGCGCCCGTACATGAGCGGCTTCTCACTGCGACGCACCAGGATCTCTCCCGGAGGCGGAATGATGTGCTCAACCCAGTCCGGTCCAGGCTCGCTATCTGGGTCTTCCTCGCCGTCCAGGTAGCCGTCCACGTCCCCTGAGTCGATGAACAGTAGCGGACCGCTGCCGCTGTCAACCAGAGTGGCCGCGTACGCCTTGAAGAGAACCCGCGTGCCGGGGTTGTACTTACCCTGCGGACCCTTCTTGATCACCTTGCCGCTGCGGATGCGCTGGCGGTCGCCAGAGATCTCGGGGCGAATGAGGGTGCGCCCATCCCCCAGGGCGGCGATGATGTCGCTCCGTGGGTCCTCCTTGACGATCAGGAGCGCCTTCGTTGGTTCTAGCTGATCTTCGAGCGCCATCAAGACTCCGCCGGGTCGATGCCGCATTCGTTCACGATCGGGGCCTTAAGTCTCATGTCTTCTTGTCGCCAAAGAAGCGCCTCATCGATTTTCGTCAAGACCAGCGATAGCTCTCGGCTGCGAGACTTCTCCGACTCTATCTGCGCGGCGGCTCTTGCTTCACGAAGAAATCCCAGAATGTCGCAGTACATCTTCTTCTCCTCAGTTGACTACAACCTTAGACATCCCGGCCGTCCGCATGCCTTCTTCGCGAAGCCTTTCAAGCTCCTTCTCCACGCGCCCATCCGGATCGGCCTCCTTCTGCCAGTCCGCCAGGCGCTTCTTGTCCTCGGTCACCTTGGCCAGCATGCCGTGAAGCGGGTCGAGATTGAGCGACGGGATCTCCCGCTTGGCCATGGAGATGGCCGTGTCGATCGCCAGGGGCAAGTCTGGAAGGCTGCCGTTCAGTAGCGCCACGTACGAGAAGTTCTCCGGCTGCACGAGATTCCGGCCAACGATGCTCCCGCCGTCGCCAACCTCCATGCCTTTGAACTTGTAGTCATGGGCCATCGCCAGAAACCTGATGGCGCGCTTGAACAGCTCGCCGTAGTGCGTCGCACGCCCCTCAAGGCCCGGAGTCGCGTAGTGGCCTAGCGGGTAGGCGCCTGCGAACTCGTCACTGGCCTCCAAAAATGCGATCGAGAAGCAGAGCTTCCACTCGGCCTGGGTCAGGTACTGGAAGAGGGAGGGGGCGCTCATGGGTGCAGAGTGGAGCGAAGGGTCATCCGACTCGCCATGGCCCTGGTGTCTTCAGAGACAAAGAAGCCGCCGCAATTACACGGACGAACCACTTTCGTTTCGTAGTGCTCTATGGAGACGAATCGGCACTTCTCCAGTTCACGGATGCTGAACCCGATGCACGAGTCGCAGTGCGCGCAACGGTACGGGTGAACGGTCTTCACGCCATCACCTGCCCGTCCACCCGGACCCCGGTGATGTAGTACCCCTTCCAGCGGTTCCTGAAGGTCGCATCGGTCAGCATGAGCCGCACCCTCTCCTGGACCTCTTCGTAGTTGCCGCAGACCGGGAAGCGCGTCGGGCTGAGTGGCACGATGAGCGGCTGAAGAGCCTTCCAGTTGCCGGCCCTGTGCGCAATCACGCACCAGTGCTCCCGCTCCTCACCACGGGCGCGGTAGATCAGCGGCGACTCGTCTTCGAGGTCTTCGCCCAGGGCTCCGCTGCGGATGTCGGCGGCGATCTGGATCGGGCACCAAGGATGATGAGTGCCGCTCGGTACGGACAGGCCGCATCCGCATCCGCGCTGCTCGATGGCCTCGGGGAGGGTCATGAGAATAGGCACCCGGCCAGGATGTAGGCAAATAGGCAGGCGAAAAGAACGATCTCCGCCACGACCATGCCGAGAGTTGTTTCGCCGTAACTTACGGAACCAGAGACAGTGTCGGGAGTGGTCATTCTGGATTCTGCCAACCCGCCATGGGGATGCTCGCAGCTTCGAGCTTCGCGGACTTCACTCCGTCCCGATAGCCTCGATCGTACTCGGTCTCTGGCTTTCTCGTTTCGGAGAGAACCTGCATGCCGGTCAGGAATGCGCTCCCTTGCCCGGTTCCCTGCCCAACCGACTGCGCATTGCCCGTTCGACTGTCCCACGGATGCGCAGGAGGCCCCATCTGGATCACGTTACGAGGCGTCGTCGCTCCGCACTTCACGCACCGAGGCGGAGGAGGCGGAACCACCGCATGCCACGGACCATCATGCGCAACGACATACCCGCCACAGTTCGAGCAGCTACCGATTACCTTGTCCATGTCAACCCTCCCTGAGGTCGGCTCCGTGAGCAAGAAAGGAGGAAGATGGCTGTTGGCCCGGCACACCCGGACTTCTGTCGTTCCCGGAGCCGACCAGTTCTGAACAGGCGTGCGACGGAGAGTCAGCACCGATGGGGGAGGCACCGGGGGAGGGTTGACTCTGCGCTTCCTGTTCAGACTGCTGGGCTTCGTCGAATCGACTCTCTAGATCCACCATTCGCTGCCGGACGCGCTCTCTCGCACTGCGGCAACCGGCAATGAACACCCTCTTGTCGCTCAGGCCGGAGAAGGAGAGATCTCCGTCAGCCTGCCAGAACGACTCGATATCCTTCTCGTCGCAGCGAGGGCACGCCTTCTTGAGGACGTCGAACGGGTCCTGGTTGTCCAATTCCTCATCGAAGTAGGACTCGCCGCAGAGGGTGCAGGTTCTAGACATCAGGGGCCTCCGCGTCGACTGCAATCTTCCTAAGCTCCTCGCCATCGAGGTATTTGTGACGACCAACGCCAACCGGGAGGGGGTCGGCGTCACTGCCGTCGCTAGCCTCGACGCGCGACTCCCTTCGCAGGGTAAGCGGTCCAACCACATTGAGAAGGATACCCATCGGGAATTCTAGGCGAATAGTGGCGGGGTAACCCCACCAAGTCCTGTATTCATAGGGGCCGACATCAACACCCGCTTGCAGCTTCTCACCCTCTACGTCAAGAAGCTCTATGACTCTGGCCCGGAATTCCGGCCAGAAGAGAGGTTCACCCATGGAGACCGGGGCTGATGCGGATTCTTCGTTGATCCCCATGGGCATCTCCTAACTCCTTAGTACTGACAGCCGCCGGTAGAGCTGATCGAGTCCATCAGGACGCGACCGAGCGGGTCGAAGTGGCCGGTTACCGACTGACAATTCCCCGTGTGATCGTTGTTGCAGTAGTACACGGTCCCGTTCACCGTTCCCGACTTTCCCCGCGAGCTGTACGGCACGGCGGTCTTCGTGCAGTTCCCCAGCCACTGCGCCGGCCCGCAGGACGAGTTGTAGGCATCCGTGGCACCCTGAAAGCCGGTGCACTTCGTCTCGCGAGTGAACGTAGACCCGTTCAGGACCAATTTCTGCGTCAGGAAGGCGTGGATGTCGCAGTTTCCCGGAGAAACGCACTCCTGTTCGATGATTGTGACCGTCGCGACCCCAATGACCGGGCCTACAGACGCCTGGTCGGCATGAACTGCACTTGAGAAGGCGAGGAGGGTTGCCAGGACTGCATAAATCGATGTGTTTCGCACTGTTTTCTCCGCTACAGGGCTCGAAAATCGCCCGGAATGGGCGTTTCGAAGCTGATTTTTCCAACTTTTTGCGGAGAAGTCCATGGTTTCTACGATTTAACTGTCTTTTCTGCGGTTCGGAGCTGATTTTCTGGAATTCTCTCGAAAACAGCCGAGAAGATCATCAAACAGTCCCCACAGAGGTCTTTTTCGACCTTCCCGGCGTCCTCTCCGAGGCCCAGAAGGTACTTCGAGATGACCAGATGCCGCCCCGAGCCTCCCTCTGGCTCCTTCCCGCAGCGATCACAGTAGTATTTCGTGGACATGAACCCCTCCTAGCCCGGAGTCTGCCGGTATCCAGGCATCTTGTCAAGTAGTTCCGAGGCCGATCTTTTCTTCCGAAGGAAGTCCTGGGGCAGGTCTCCGCGAGCAACGGCGTTTTTCATGATCTGACCGACCCGCGAGTAGGTGATTCCGAGATGCTCAGCGATCTCACGGTAGGTGAGGGCGTACCGCTTGCGCAGGTCGACGGCCTCGGAGTAGTTCGGGCCTGGCGGCGGTCCGGACATTAGGCGAAGGCCGTCCGCAGGAGGACGTAGGCGATGCACAAGAGTATGCCCATGATCGCTCCGCACCCAACTGCCACGAGCATGGCGCCGAGATGGCCCCTCACACCAGCTCCATATTGCAGAACCAGCAGGCTGGACAGCACCAGTCGCCGCGCTCGCCAAGCTCGTCAGCGGCCAGTTCGGCCAGCTCAACCGTGGTCAGGTGCCCGCAGTCGTCGCAGAGCAGGCGGGTACCGTCTGGGATCTCGTCGTTTCTTAGGGAGTCGATCATTGACGCCTCGTAGTGCAGTAGTTCCAAAGCATCTCAAGGTACCTCTTGGCCACGAAGAAGTTTCCACTCTCCAGAGCGGTCAGCGCGGTGTCGGTGAATTTACTGACGGTCCCCATTTCCGAACCATCAAAGTCTGGGTCCACACTTCCCCTGTTCAGAACGAAGAGAAACTTGCCGCGCAGTAGGTCTTTCCTCGCTTCTCTCTCCCAAAGAATGCGAACGTACTCGCGATCCCTCGGCTCGCTACGAAGGCCCGTCAAATCAACGCAGAGCTTGCCTTCGAACTCGCGGGAGATGGGTTTCATTACCACCACCCTCGATACAGGTGCGCCCAGAACCATTCGACCGGGATCGGGACCTTGAAGGCCACCTCGCGGTCGAGATGATCGCGGCCGAAGACGCGGATGTAGACCGGGTAGGGAGTGGCCGGGTCGATTGAGTCGGTCGTCATGACTGCTCCTGATCGACTGGATCAAGAGAATCAAAGGCATGAGAAACAGCTCGGCCCAGTTTTCTGTGGGCCTTGATTCCGCGCCACGGGCCTGGCACCCCATCACGAATGGTTCTCGCCCACAGAGCATCAACGCCGTTAGCCTGCTGGACGCCGATTCTATCCGGTGGATTCCCAGTGGACGTGGAGCGAATTTCAATTCCCCAGAAGGTTGAGCTGCCGGTTGGGCGGACAACCAGACCAGAGAACAGGGCCTCCCCTTCCGGCCCATAGATCGTCGCAGTCATGGCTCGCTCTCCAGCCGGGCGGCCTGCAATTTGACTGTCCGAACGCCGGCCCTGAAGAAGGAATCGGCCGGGCAGTCCTTGTCGTGCAAGATCAACTTGACAGACTTGGCGGCAGCGCCACACTTGACGCACCAGTAGCCGATCAGCTCGTCGCGCTCGTTCTCAGTCATCTCGTCCTCCCTGCGGCCGGCAATCTCTCGCCGGCTCCTCACACATCTTCCGGACCGCCGTGCTGGAGATGTTGAATGGACGCCTACCTGGCGGAAAGCTGCGCCGCAGGATGCGCGAGATGGCGGAGTAATTCAGGCCGCGCTGGCGGAGTGAGAGGATTTCGGACTGGAGGGCGGGGTCAGTCATGCAACCTCCTTATCCAACAGCGCCGGATTCCGCACTGACTTCGTCCACCCGAAGGCGCGGCAGGAGCCGCACCAGGTGCTCACCGTGAAGTGCCAGGGGTCTCGAACCTCTTGCCGATTCAGGCCAGCGCCACAATGCCGACAGCGGTCCTGGTCCAGCTCGGGCAGCAGGGCCTCCATCTCGGCGATCATGTAGGTCGGGAAACCGGCCGCCTTTGCGTTCCGGATGGAGAAGAAGCTCACTCCGACTCCTTCAACAGCCGATCGATGACCGCCAGTTCAGCCTCGTTCTCGTTGTCGAACTTCTCCAGGTCAGCGTTCGCCTTCTCGGCCAAGCGCTTCAGGCGCTTTTTGGCTCGCAGGACGTTAGCCAGCGAGAGCATCTCGGGGGACCAGTCTCGGTTCCCCTTCTCCGTCAGCGGATCGTCACCAGGGAACGATACGGCGTAGGTAAGGAAGTGGACCTTGCCGCCCATGGCTAGAAAGGCGTAATCGTTGCCGGCGAAGCCTGCGGCCTCCATCGCCCTTGAGATCTGGATATCCGAGCCGAGCCCAAAGCTACCCGCGCCGCCAGGGCGTGCCACGCTCCGCTGAGCCCTTGGATAGGTCGCCTCCGTGTAGGCCCTCTCGACCCGCCACTCATCGAGTACTCCCTTCTCGATCAGGATCTTCAGGAGGATTCTGTCCGCACGAGATACGAGGTGATTCAGAATCGGGCTGAGGGTGAACGGGTCGTACTTCCTCGCATCGTCGTTCGGATTGGTCTCTTCGCTCATGTCAAGAGGTTGAACCAGGACGAGGAGTTTGTCAAGGGGTTAAGCCAATCTCAGCAGGTGCGCGAAGGACTGCCGGATCTCGGCGAGCGAGGTCGTCGATCCGTCCGGCCCCATGTGGATGAGGTGGACCAGCTCATGGACGATCCCGCAATCACCGATCGTGGCGTTCGGCCCGAGTTCCTTCAGCCACGCGATGATGCAGGCCAGGTGCGCGGCGGCAGGGAGGTCGGCCAGGAAGGCGGTGTCGTCCAGGGCGACCATGCGCCCGTGCTCGGCCCGGAGATCCTGGTAGGAGAGGCTGAAGCGGCGGTTTGGGTTGTCGGGGTCTGGGAGGTAGTCGATCATGGGGTCCTGTCGGTTGGAGGGCGAGGAGAGGTTCGAACTCCCATCCATGAGTTTAGGAAACTCACGTTCTTTCCGGTTGAACTACTCGCCCGTGAAGTCCACTAGTTGGTCGCAGGATGCTGCCAGGACGCCAAGGCGCTCGCCCGCCTTCGTCAACCCAGGATGTTGTGCCTCCCGGCGGCATTTCCTCGCGCTTCCTGCGACCACTGCTGGGCTTCAAGTAGTAGTCCCCGGTTTGCCATATTTCGCCAAGGTAGAGGCGCTACCGGGAGAGCTGAGGCGCCGCGTCTCCTCACCCAGTGAAGCAATCCGAGCAGCAGCACCCAAGGATCGCACCGATGACCGAACCGCAGAGACCGCCGATGTTACCGAGCAGGTACGCGCCGAGAGTTCCGATCAGCAGCGCCCCACAAGTCGTGAAGAGGATCGTGCGGTCGGGCTCACTCATGGCCCGAGTATGCCGGCGGGGTGGATTGGTTGTCAAGGGGTTGGGTTGCCAGTGGATTGTGGCCCGAACCACGTGTCGTATGAGATCGGCCTGAGGGTGTTGCCGATCGACAGTGAGCGCTCGAACGACTCCGGAGGAACCGCGCAGGCATGCAGCCATTTGCGTAGGCACGGACCGCAGCAGTGCCAGCGGAAGCGGATCAGGTCGGGCGGAAAGACCCCGGCGAACCCTCCCTCGGCCTCCAGGAGATGGACCTCCTGGGCTCGCAACCCGTCGTCCGCCTCGACGGGGAACTCCTCTCCGCACAGGTTGCACTGGACGGCTACCGTGACCTCGACGTTGGCGGACTGCCACTTGGTCTTGAGCATGGAGGGAGTCTGGTTGGAGGGAGGGGTGGATGTCAAGTGGTTAGACGGCCGTCGACTAGTCCACGGGGGCGAAGACTACCTTGTCTCCCTTCGCCACCCCGGCGCCGTTGAGGGCGTCAGTGATGCGCCGGTCCTCTTTTGCCCACTTTTCCTTGAGGCTGGCCACGGCTGCGTCGCGATCGGGGTCCAGGAAGTCTGGGTGCTGTTCCTTGAAGAGTTCCATTTCCTTGGTTACCCAGGCTAGAGCCGCGTCCACGAGGGACATCTCATTCACCGTGTCGAGGACCAAGGTCAATGGGGCGACTACGTGCGTGCGGGGATTGGGGTTGTCGGTAGGCATGGACAAGAGAATGAACGGCTGAATGGTCGGATGTCAAGAGGTTGTGCATGCCGAACGACCGGATTCCTGCAATTGGTCCAGTCAGTCGAGGGGTTTGGTGATGGAAAAAATGGACCACTTCGGAGGGGAGGCTACGTTACCGAGTCGCCGCTTCGCTTTCAGACCGGGTGGGTGGCCAGACACGTGACCACCTTGTCACCTTAACATGTGAGGCGGCCGGCCTGTAGAATGAATGAGTTAGTGGTGCATACGTCCTTCCTCCTTAACTCCTAACAGTTTAGGTCACATGCTGGCTACCCTACCTAGGTAGCGAAGTGGTCGGCGACTCGGTCCATTCCGCTGGTAGGTGAGATGCCACTTTCAAACGCAACATAATGGCCGTTATCGGCGGTGAAACCTGTAAGTCACGTGGAATCAAGCAGTTGTAGTGGTGGCTTACAGAGCACGTTGCATTATCGGGGGATACGGTTGGTAGCACATGGCGGGGAGGCATTGCAGATAGAGGAATTCATGTGGCGCCCTGAGGCTACATTCGCTCCTGTAGATGGCTAGGTGTGGCTGGAGTGACACATGCCGCTGGAAAGTTGCACCCCGTGGGCTTCGGGGCATTTCGGCAGGATGGCGACACGGCGGGCGGAGAGGGTTAGCTACACCCTCCCTCCCCAACCTAGACTTACGCCTCATTAGGCCATTTGACATTACCTAGGTAGTTTCGATAGCTTCCGCTTCCTGGTTGGTTAGCGTGACAGCATCCGAAATCGAACCATGCCCTCCCTTCTTCTTTCATTTCTAGTTCTAGTCCTTCATGTCTGATTTCGTCTCCGATCCCTCTAGGAACGTCCAGAACTACCAAGCGCTCCGTAAGGCACTCAGGCGCGCGAAAGACAGCCCCTCGGCCGTTCAGGAGCCGACCCCTGACGACGACTCGATTCGCCCCATGGCGGACTGGGAGAGGTGCCTACCGGCGGAGCAGCATCTGGCGGTACGAGAGGCGCGGGCGACCATGCGCCGCGAAACTGAGGGGAACCCACACGTTGCCCTGTCTGAGCGCATGCAACGCGAGAGGCGAGCCGCCGAGCTGGCCAGGGGCGTACCAAGGCACCTAATCGACTGGCGGAGAAAGCGGACCTAGGTCAGGCCGTGCCGCAACTCGTGGCAATGGACGCAAACGGCGTACAGACCGAATAGCGTCACTCCATACAGGTTCTCGCGCGTGTAGATTTCATGGTGAACCTGGACGGCTCGACAGCCGCAGTATTCGCAGCGCTTTCCGGCCTTCTTCATTACCTTGGTGCGGATCTCGAACCAGAGCGGCGAATAGAGGTAGTCCTGGTAGTTCCGATAGCCAATGAGTCGCAGGAAGAGGCGGCACTCGGCCGGATTCATTGGCTCACCGCCTGACGGGCCGATTTGAACCTCGGAGCGAGTCGCCATGTGCGCAGTGATCCTTCGGTGCTCCTCTGGGGAGCGGACGGACTTGTTTCGGTTCTTTCCCTTACCCATGTCAATAGGTTACCATCCCTAGCCATGCGCACCTACCTAGAGTCGATCCGCCAGGAGTCAAGGCATACCGACGAGCGCTGCGCTACCTGCAAGGCGCTCTGGAAGACATGCGCGTGCGAGACCAATTGCCATGTCGGTACGCGCCCTGATGGCAGGGTGACTTCGTGGACTTGGGACATCCCGCCATTCTGGATTCCTCTCTGCCGTCATCCGCAGGGCGGACCGTGGGTGTCTGAGGGTACCTAGCACATTACGAGATCTCGGAGGAAGCCTTAGTCATGTGCGACGACGAACCAAGCCAAGTTCTGCCTGGCAGCGGCTACCACTACCTGCTTAGCCTCCCCCTCGATGCGGCTCAAGCGGAAGCGTTCGAGGCGTCTCTGTCTCGCCCCTTCGCTGAGGTGCTAGAGGAGGGATTGCGGGCTGTCTATGAGCGCCCGCTTGAGCCGATAAAGCTTCCTCACGACATCTCGTAATCCCCCTACCTGGTGGCGTCAAACCCGCCTAACCCCCATTCCTCCCCGCACTTACCTCCGCATCAACCTCCCTAAACTTTCTTCGCCTAACCCCTTGACATCCTGGTACGCTGTGCTAATCTATGTTCACTGAAGGCGGGTAAGTAGCCCTGGGAGGGGTGGAAACGCAGGGCAGCACGAAGGGGAGTGCATCATGTTCGGAATTGTCACCCGCAAGACCCGTCACTTTCAGCTGTACACCGCAATCGTCTCCCAGCAGCTCGCGCAGAACGAAGGCATCCCTCAGGGGTGTGGCGCATGGCTTGAGAGCGAGGTGCGCGAGGAGGCTTGGTCGCAGGCTCGCCGCGCCCTGCAAACTTGGGAGAGCTTGAACCGTACGCAGCGCTGAGACCGCCAGTCAATGCGCCGGAGGAGAGAGCTGTTGGAAAAGCTCGGCAGGATGCAAGCCGAAACGACCGCCTAGCCTGCCTCAACCCCTGGCCATATCTCAGGACGTGGCCAGGACTGGACGCAGGAAAACCTAACTCGGAGGAAGAGGTCATGGCACAGTTTCGGGCGGTAATCAGCGGTCAGCGTGGTAGCGCTTCGCGGCTCGGCAGTAAGGCTTCCGGTCTCCAGGTGGCTGCTGATGGATGGAATGGCGGAGTCCACGTCAGCGTCTCGCATTACAACGGCAAGGACTACTTCCTGGTCATCAAGACTGACGGCTCGAATGGCCAAGGAAGGCGAGAAGTGATTGCCGAATTCGAGACCAAGGGCTAGTCCATGTCCCCTCACCGCCGCGACACCCTAGATTGTGCCCTAGTCGTCGTACTAATCGCCGTAGTGATTTTCAGCTTCGCCCAATTGGCGAGCCAATAGGGGAGAACAATGAACCTACATATCTGCACTGAGTGTAGTTGCCCGATCACTGGCGCTCACTGCGTCAACCCTGGATGTCCCGCGAGCGGCAACGTGCCGCCCGAGATCCTGGCAAGGCGCGCCAAGCAAGCGGCGGAAGCTGAGGAGCGCACACGATTCTCACGCATTCGCAGTCAGTCGTACGGAAAGGAATCCTGACATGCTCTGCAACGGCTGCAACCCGATCGCAATCAACGGCCTCCTGTGCCACGAAACCGGCTGTCCCGAAGCCTGGCGCACACGTACTAGGGAGTGCCGTAACTGTGGCAGCGAGTTCTCGCCAGAGGAGCCGCTACAGACCTTCTGCGATGAAGCATGCTGGCGCAGCTTCAATGGATTCGACAACGACGAAGGGGAGGAGTAGTCATGCCAAGCATCGGAGAGTACACGCACCCTTGGGGACACTTCGGCAAGCGCCGCAAGTCGCCCCGCACGCCCGCAACTATGCCCTTCGAAGTGACCTACGTCTGCGGTCACCGCACGCTGTACCGGCTGCCGGTTCATACCCTCGGGCAGGATCGGGACGCAATCGAGGCGGCGGGGCGAGCCAACGGCGGACTCTGCCCGGATTGTGCGTCCAAGGGAGGAGCCTAGCCATGCGCCCGTTCACGGTCTGGGAATTTCGAGGATGCATAGTGCCACAGCCGCCCGTCCTGTCTGCGCTGGCGTCGGAAATGAACGACTACCGCGTACAACATGAGTTTCAGAAGGTCGTTTGGTCCGGCATGGCGTGGTCGAAAGAGGACGCACTGAGGCTTGCGGCGATAGCGATAGGGCGATAGCCATGGGGCGCTCCGTCTACCCATACGAAGTGCGACAGACCACGGACGGGATGGGGAGTAAGCGCACCAATCCGATCCTGGTATGCCCATGTGTGTCTCTTGAGTCCGCCTTGCGAATCGCTAGAAACCGTGGTCCAGGCTTCGAAGTGTTCAGGGTCGCGGATGGCGCGGTCTACCTAGGAACCTGGACGACTAAGAAGGAGTGGAAGCCATGAGCTTACTCGACGAATTCACAATCCCGAACATCAACATCCAGACTCCCTGCGGAGCGGAAGGCGCGGAGCGCCTGCTGGAAGCATCCGAAGCGCTGCGGCACCTATCAGGCTACTGCGAAGCTCGCGCCCGCGAAATCCTACATAGGGCGGACGGCGAGCACGGCACGCCAATGGGTACCAAGTCACGGCGGAACGGCGCTACTCCGCCCTCCCCGACTCCTGGAAGTGGTAAGCCATGAGATACACCGAATGGCAGGTACAGCAAGACTTCCTCGGGGATCATGTGTGGAATCCCGTTGCCTGGCTCCCTACCTTCAAAGAAGCGCGAGCGGAGTACGTGCGAAGGCGTAGCGAAGAACCGAAAACCCTAACTCGAGTCGTAAGGGTCGTTGTCACTGAGTAGCTCGAACCTTCACCCCAAGGCACAACGCGCCATCGTTGCGTCCTTGAGGCGAGCGCTCAAGCTCGGCAAACTAAGGAGAGACGACCATGAGTCAGTCCCTGAAGGCGCGGGAAGCCGCAAAGCAAGAGGCCATCGCCGAACTCCGCCGTATCCTGCCAGATGGCGGAACCGTCTTCACAATCCTTCGGCACCGTAGCCGCACCGGACTAAGGCGTGTCATTACGCCCGTCGTCTTCGTGGACGGATCGCCACTCTGGCCTACGTACCTGGTGGCGCAGGCTTGCGGCTACTCGATCGATAAGGTTCACGAGGGCGTTGCGATGGGCGGCTGTGGGTACGACGCCGCGAACGCAATCGTCGAACACCTTCGGCATGAGCTTGGCTATGCGTCCCTGAAGCAGGTGCGGCTGTGAAAAACGAAGCCCTGCGCGACTTCCTGCACTCCAAGCTTCGCGATTGCGACCTGAGCTACAGAA